CACTATTACCCGGTTTATTACATCTAGCTGCAACGGGTGGACGTGTTTCTCGTCATCCTCTCCCTTGCCGGGTTTGAACGGTAACACGCGGTCAAGTACAACGTCCGTCCAGAACGATGACGCATAACGCCTCCATATCCAATGGCTGTACCTGTTTTCAATCTGGTTTCCGTTGTACCCCTTGTATCTGAGAAGTTCTTCCGGCATTTTTTCAGCACCAGCATAATAGAACAGCCCGTTCGGGTGTGATATTGGCGCTTCGTTCTCGCCTTTTTTCTGGAAAATAATTACATGATCAGCGCTTGCAACCCCCGCATCTACCGAATCGTCAACTATGGTTTTATGGGCCAGATTCTTTTGCATCGTGCGATTGCGAACGGCAAGCGGTTCTTTCCAGACAAAGTGACGGCACTTCATCCTGAATCCGTGCTTTTCATGGAGTCGGATAATATCTCCGGGAAAGTCAATAAGATAATCTGATCCGCTATTCCCGGACGGAACGTCCATACAGTGAACCGCAGTACATCGTCCCGGCTTTGTTATTCGTGCAATCTGTTCCACGAAAAAAGCATACTGTTCAAAAAACGCATCATAGTCATCGCAGTTTGAAAGATCGCGGTCTGAACTTGAATAGTGATACAATCCTCCGAAGGGCGGAGAGTATATTGACAAGTGGATACATTCGTCCGGCATGTCCAACATTAGCTCCATACTATCCCCGTTATAGATAGCATACTGGTCTGTAATTTTCTGTTTCTCAATCATTTTTCTCCCCTTATCCAGTCCGGAATAACCGGCGCTGTTTTATATTCGCGGTCAATCTTTATAGATTGCGCTTGATTCATAAACTCAATGAGGCGCGCAAACATTTCCGTCGCCTGTTCTTTTTTTCTTCGTAGGCCGTCCATCATAAATGCCGTACCCTCGGTGTATATGATATCAGCCGTGACTATATTTTTTTGACCAAACCGCCAATGACGCCTTACCGCCTGATAGTACTGCTCATAGGAATATGTCGGGAAAAAAACCATGTGATCGCAATGTTGCCAGTTCAAGCCAAACGCGCCTATTTTCGGCTTAATTATCAGCTTTTCAATTTCTCCGCGAGAAAACGCCGTCAGCTTTTCTTCTTTTGCATCGTCACTGTCTTTTCCTGATACCTGAACGGATCCCGGTATTAGCTTTTCCAACAGGTCTCCTTCGTCGTTTCGGTTACACCATATTGTCGAAAGCCCAGCCCGAGAAAGCGCAATCTCGGCGGCTCGCTCGCATCTATCTGGAATCGTTGCAACAATCTCGTCCCTTACCTCTTTTAGACCAACAGCCGGTATGCTGAAAAGCATTTCAGCTGGCTTGTTCTCCAGATCGCGCATCTCTATTTCATTTTCTATAAGGTCGGGAAGTATATACCCATCATCCGAAAAGCCTATATCAGACGGAAAACGAACCGCTCGCATCCACGATGCCGTCCATCTCCAGAATTGATCGTGCGCGTGTCCTTTCATTCGCCACTTTGTTGCATCGGTAAACCGCCCGCGCCTGTTTGTTGCGCAGTTGTTTTGATCGTTGATAAAAAACTTAGAAAGCATGTCCATGTATCCAAGATACCCGAGCGCCTCGCTCGACGTTCCGAGCTCTATATAATCGTTTGGCGCAGCGGTTGCCGTTGCGAGTAACCGGTATTTCATTTTCCTTGCAAAAATGGTAATAGCTTGTTTTGTTCGGCCATCATAATTTTTAAGAATTGAGCTCTCATCGCAAACAATACCGTCAAAATCTGACGGGGAAAACTTGTCCAGCTGTTCATAATTCGTGATTGTTATTTTACCTTTTATTTTCCCGTCTCTTGACCTGTGCGCCTCTATGCCAAACTTTTCAGCCTCGCGCTCCATTTGGCCGCTTACGGCAAGAGGCGTTAACAGTAATACGTTTCCGTTTGTGTGTTCAACAACATTTTGTGCATACGCAAGTTCTATAATACTTTTACCCAAACCACAGTCGGCAGCTATTAAAGAGCGACCTTTTCGTGTCGACCATTCAATCAACGCGCGTTGAAATGGGAACGCCATATCTGGAATAAATGTCGGTTCAAATCCAAACAACCCGCCTATTTGTGCTTTTTCTTTAATGTACTCTTCGTAAGTTTGTTTTCCCATTTCTCACCTATCCCAATACTCTTTGATTTTTTCAACCGCCGCGTTGTATATTTGCGCGGCCCTCTGAAAACTTATGCCGTATGCCTCGCCTATTTCAACAAACAAATACCCACGCAATCGCATTTGCACAATATCGCGTTCCCGCTTTGTTGTCGGCGGGTGTTCGGATACCATGCGCCGTATCAGTTCCGTTTCTGCTTCGTCTTCAATTTCATATCCGTTCAATTCGCACGAATCAACCGGCAAGTTGCCGTCAGGAAAAACGTCAGAAAACGCAACGCATCCCGATTCAAAGCCTTCTTGACCAGAATACAGTGACTTCACAAATCCGTTAAACGCATTGCGGATACACGTTCCAACATACGTATCGAGTTTGACCTTCACGCGATTATCGTATGTTTCAATACCGCGCTGGATGGCGCACATTGCCTCCGTGACAGCATCATCGTAATCGTCCGGTTGCATTTTGCAACGGTATGATTTTCCAATGTGGTGCATGAGCGGAATATAACGGCGGATTTTTTGGTCAATCGTCTCGGGCCTTTTCTGCATTATGTTTTCCTTATTCGCAGTCTAGTAATTCTTGATCTATCGGATACGAGCTTGGCATTTTTGTTGACATGATAATTTCGTGTAATTCGTCGTGTAATTTTGCACCTGATGCCAACCAAACAGACTGAATGATTTTTGCGCGTATTCTTCTGGACGCCGCGTCAAGTAGTTTTGCTTGTTCGGTTTCTGTCATTTTGCCTCCCCCTCATTCAACCAATCCATCCCGCTCAAAACATTATCCGCATACTTTTTGCACCGTGCTGGTATTTTGTCTTCGCCCATATCGCCGCGCAATAACCGCGACACGTTTCCCTCGCCCCAGTTATACGCCAATACAGCATAGTAAAGGCTCCCATCAAACCGCCGTATCAAATATGCCAAATACCCACAACCCGTCATGGCGTTATGTTTCGGGTTTTTCCAGTCAAAATCATCATACGGTATGTCGGTAAAATTCTCAACTATATACCGTTCGTATTTTTGGTGAAGCTGCATTAACCCTCTTGGCCGGTACTTGCAAACATATTTTGATCTTGCGGTCGGTATATATGATGATTCGTACCATGCAACGGAAACAGCAAGATTATGCGGAAGGTCGTAAAGCTGTTCCGCGTCATGCAGAATTGTCGCTATTCCTTGTGGCGGTTGTGGCGGGTTATTTGTGTTTGCGGTGGCGGGTTCCGGGTATAGTGTTCGCATTGATACGATAAATGCCAATACAATTACCCAGAAAATTATATTTGAGTTTTTGTCGGGCGAGTTTATTGGTGTCATGTTGTCGTACCAAGTTCAGCCGCGTATTTTTCAAGAGCGGTCTCTATTATTTCGACCGCAGGCTCGTACCGCGGCGAAGAAGTTAAGGCCGTCGCGATTTCCTCGGCCATTATCCGTGCGCGTGTTTTCGGTAGCTCGCGGGTGTAGGTTTTCATGCCGATATAACCACCGTTTTTAGTAAACCATATTATTTGTGCCTGAAGTGCATTATCCGGCGCGCCGTCCCACGCCTTCGGCTTGTCCATTTCCTCAAGCAGTGCGGTAGCGAGTTTAGAACATATCACCGTCCAGTACTTTCCATTACAAAACTTGTATGCAGCGCATTTGTCAACACAGTCTTGTGTCTCGGTACACCTCGCCATCGCCTCAATAACTTCCCTTGTCAATTCTTCTTTCATGATTCCCCCTTCACGCCTTTAAGCGCCATAACAGCATTGTCAACCGCCTGTTCCCACTGGTCCGGCGTAGGCATGCCTGATTCTATTCCTTCTTGTTCGCACCCGTGTAGAAAAACAAGATCAGCGAGAGCTTTTATTATATCGACCTCTTTTTCACGGCAATCCCGGAACCCAATCTTGTACGCCATCATTAGCGCATTGTCCGTTGTTTCTTCTTTGCCCGCCTCGCGCAATGCCTCAAGTATTTCGTCGTGGTTAATTCGGATCCGTTGCGGTCTCATTGCATCCATCACTCTCTCCTTTCCGCAGGTGCGGTATATATCACCTTTGAACTTCATTTCACTTTGCAAATTATCTTCGCGGCTCTCAACGCATTGGCAGTGTGTTTCCGGCACCAGCATTTCCAGTGCGGAGACCAACGGAAACCGTTCGACTTGAGTTGCTGAATGACTTCCGGCGATGGCTTTTCTTCATGCCTGATGACAACCCGGTCATTCTCAATGTCAATCGTGCCCCCGTCAAACTCGATCTTCTCGAACGTGTCACGGCGCTCAATCCGTGCTTTCATGGTCAGCACTTTTTGTTCCAGGTTCTTGATCCTGGCGTTCGAGTTCGTGAGCGCATAGGAAGCAAAACCGTACTGGCCAAAGCAGTCTGGAGTCATGAGGTTGTTTACCAGCTTCTCGGATAGTTCCAATTCTTCGAGAAGGGCTTTCCGTTTTTCCTCGTCGCTCGTTTTCCGGCGGAATATCTTATTGACTTCGATCATGATGGCATGGTTGTTCCGCTCTTTCTCAAGCCGCGTCAACGCATCGTCGATTTCCTCTTCGGGCGATTTCGTTTTGACACGGTTTACGGCTTTTATATACCGTTCTCGCCATGCCCGGAATTCGTCCCATGCTCTTTGCTCGGAGTCCATTGCCTTTCTGTTTCGTGTGGTCGGGAAGTTGGCTGGCCCGGTAATCATGACCGACAAGCAACGCGATTTCCGCCCCGCCCATGTTCGAAGATGCGCGACATACTTTTCCGCATAGTTCCCGGCCTTGTCTCCCAGTTCGACGAGATCAGCTTCCAGCTCGGCGGAAAAATCGCGGACACACTGGTCTGCCCGAACATCCGGGGTAAAGCTCGTGTTGTAGTAGGCGCGGTAGAAGTCCTCACGCATGTTTTCTATTCTGAACATATGCCCTTCCTTCCCGGTCTCCCGGTCTTTGATTTGCCGGATAACGCTCCGGCGGGCGGGTTGGATTACAACGAATAAAACGTTATTTCATTTCCCCGGTACACGCCGTTTTTTCTGATTGGTGTGTCGAGCCTTTTTACAAATCCCCAATGAAAAAGATGGTCGGCATAATGAAAATCGTTACCAGTAAAATAACATCCATTTTCGCCAGCCTCTTCAATTCGTTTATATAATTCCAGATAGGTTTGAAAATCACAATTTCCATCGAGGTTTTTCAAAAAAGCAACAATCTCTTTTTCCATCTTCTTGCCCCTTATCGGTCTCCCGGTCTTTGATTTGCCGGATACGCTCCGGCGTGGTTAGTCCTCGATACGCTCTAAAACAGCGAACGCCTCATCTGCTGATAGCTCGGTTTCCATAATTGGTGTCAATACCGCCAGCACTATTTTCCCATTCACGAACGTCGGAAGCAGAAGGCTTCATCATATAACGGTCTTTTTCTGATCCTTTTTGTTTTGCAATAATTTCGTCAATTAGTTCGTTCAGTGGTTTAAGTTCCATATAATCCTCCAACGGTCTTTGATTTGCCGGATACGCTCCGGCGGGCGGGTTGGTTATTTCCAGTCTTTCCCAGTATTTGCCTTTATTGTTTTGGTGGCGGCGTTGATTGATACCGCGCTTACTTTAACGCCGTATGCGCGCTCAATAAAAGCAACCGCCTCGCCCTTGCTCATCCCGTCATAAAAACATCTCATCAGTTTATCCTGCATCTTTTCCATTCCTTCCCGGTCTCCCGGTCGTTTGATTTGTCCGGGGCATCTCCCCCTGACACTTATAATTCTAGCACACCGACCTTTTCCTGTCAACCCCTAAAAGCAAAAAAGTACGT